AACTTCGCTTCCTTCGTAGAAGTAGTTGTTATAATTAGAATGTGTTAACGGTTGTGTGTTGTATCTGGCCTGATGCTGTATAGTTAAACTTGGGGAATAAGGAAAAATTACACCATTTGTTTTCTTGATCGGGTCCATGACACCGGCACTGGGCATGTCGTATAACACTCCAGACCCAGTGGCCACACTGCATTTTACACGCCAATCTTTTGCACCTGAACTTGAGCCAAATTGGATGGAGTTTTGATTTATACCACTTTTTGGAAGCATTGATGCCCCGCCAGGCCCCAGGCCAGCTGACTGTAATCTAGTCAATGATCCATTTAGTGCAGCGCCAGCACTAGATATTGCTGATGATGCTGCACCAAACAGGCTGCCGCTGTTTAATGCACTTTGACCTGATATATCAATTATTGGCATACATATTCCTCTTGCTATTTTATTATTTATTTGTTAAATTAACACTATATTTAAAGGATCAAAATGAAACACAACTATCTAAACAACAGAGATATTCTTAAAGAAATACACAAAAGTAAGAGTACTTACTGTAGTTTTTTAACCCCCGAAGATGGCTTTTACGATATTATTTTGCCTACTATAGACAAGATTAACAAAAAGAACACTGTTGAAGGACGCAAGCTCAGAGCTGAACGATTGGGCAGGGCTGCATATGATGCTGCACAAGCTGCAACTACAGATAAGCTTCGACTAGATGATTTTTCAATTAAACCCAGTAAAATTGCCGACACTGATGTAGTTTTTAGAATAATGACATGGGAACATATACCGGCTGATACTAGCAAAAAGAAAAAAGCCGTAGCAGACGAAGATGAACCTGTTATCACTGAGTATGACGACGACGGTATAGAGATTGTTACTCCTACCAAGTATACCAAAGTCAATTTTCCTCCGTTTAAACATTATCGTTTAAGCGATGAAGGCAAGCCTTACTGTGTAGGACACAGCCACTGGCAAGGAGATTTGGAAACCGGAGTGTTTTGTAAAGACCACGGGACAATGACCAAAAAGCTGGCTCATATGTTTATGAAGTTGTGTGAGCGTTATGCTACACGTAGTAACTGGCGCGGTTATACATATAACGATGAAATGCGTAGCCAAGCACTATTACAACTATCACAGATTGGACTACAATTTGATGAAAGCAAGAGTCAAAATCCTTTTGCTTACTACACTGCCGCTATCACCAATAGCTTCACCAGAGTACTCAATATTGAAAAGCGTAATCAAAATCTCAGGGACGATATCCTGGAAATGAACGGATTAACTCCAAGCTATACACGACAAGGACAAGGTAGTTGGGGCGGAGGTGGTGCGCCATCTGGCGATTTTGTAGACGAATGAGTTTGACTTTGTCGTCAACAATAGCGTAAACTAACAAGATGACTAATTTATTTCGCAAAGTAGCAGTCTGCACAGATATACATTTTGGCTTAAAAAGCAACAGTCAAATGCACAATGACGATTGTTTAAATTTCATCAAATGGTTTACAGCAAAAGCAAAGGAGGAAGGATGTGAAACAGCGTTTTTTCTTGGAGATTGGCATAACAATCGTGCTAGTATCAACATTGTCACTCTTAACTATAGTCTCCGTGCTTTGGAACATCTCAACGACAACTTCGATCGTGTTTACTTCATTCCTGGCAATCACGATTTATATTATCGTGACAAACGCGATGTCCAAAGCGTGGAATGGGCTAAACATTTACCGAATGTTGTCATTTGTAATGATTGGTTACACGATGGTGATGTTATTGTGGCCCCTTGGTTAGTCGGAGACGATCATAAACGGATACCTAAACTAAGCGCCAAATATATGTTTGGACACTTTGAGTTGCCCGGATACTACATGAATGCCATGGTACAAATGCCGGATCACGGTGAAATTGCTAGAGGTGACTTTGGTGGTTTTGAGCACGTATTCACTGGACACTTCCATAAACGTCAAACAGCAAACAATATTACCTACATTGGCAATTGCTTCCCGCACAACTATGCTGACAATGGCGACGACGAGCGCGGAATGATGATCATGGAATGGGGTAAAGAGCCAGAGTATCATGCATGGCCCGACCAACCGCGTTATCGTGTGTATCAACTTAGTGATGTGCTACAAAATACCGATGCTATGCTGCATCCGGGCATGCATATACGTGTTAATCTTGATGTAGACATCAGCTACGAAGAAGCTACATTCATCAAAGAAACTTTTGTAAATACTTACAAACTTAGAGAAATTACTCTAATTCCACAAAAAATTGTCGGCGATGATATTGCATTTGATACACAAGGCAATATCATGTTTGAAAGCGTTGACTCTATTGTGGTAAATCAATTGACCAATATTGATAGCCGACAATATAATCCTAATCTATTATTAGATATCTATAGGAATCTATGACGTTTAAAATAAAAACTCTATCTGTAAAGAATTTTATGAGCGTGGGTAACGCTACCCAGGCTGTTCAGTTTGACCGCCGGGATCTAACCTTGGTTCTAGGACAAAACCTAGATCTAGGTGGTGATGACACAGGGGCACGTAATGGTACAGGCAAAACTACGATTATTAATGCTTTATCGTATGCATTATACGGATCGGCTCTTACGAACATTAAAAAAGACAATCTTATCAATAAAACAAATGGTAAGAACATGTTGGTCACGATTGAATTCGAAAGCAATGGCACAGACTACAAAATTGAACGTGGACGTCGTCCGAATACAATGGCATTTTACATTGGAGATCAAGAACAACAGATTACAGATGAAAGTCAAGGAGACAGTAGAGAAACGCAGGCCGCAATAGAACGCATGCTTGGTATGAGCCATGACATGTTCAAGCATATTGTTGCTCTTAACACATATACCGAGCCGTTCCTTGCACTCAAAGCAAATGAGCAGCGTACTATCATTGAACAGTTGCTTGGTATTACTGTTCTAAGTGAAAAAGCAGATTTGCTTAAAGAACAATTAAAAGCAACTAAAGATGCCGTTACTGCCGAAGAATATCGTATCAAAGCAGTAACAGATGCCAATGCTCGTGTGCAAGAACAAATTGAAGCAACACGACGTAGACAAACACTTTGGCTTACCAAGCATGCCGAAGATATTGCTAAACTTGAAACTGCATTGTCTGCGCTAAATGATATTGACATTGCTGCCGAGCTTGCTGCACATGATGCATTACACACACAGACGGAGTTGGCCAAAGCTGCCGCCGAACTTAACAAATGGAAAATTGCCTGCGAGCAAGAACAAGTTCGAATACTTAAAGTTCTTGACAAGCTAAAATTAGAAATTGAAAAACTAGAAAAACACGAGTGTTATGCATGTGGACAAACCATGCATGATGAAAAACACGAACAGGTACTTAACGAAAAAAGAACTACAATGAGGGAAACAAGTTTACAATATATCGCTAATATATCACAACTTGAAGAACACGTTGATAAAATAGCCGAACTAGGTGAATCTGGTCCTATTCCGCATGTGTTCTACGATAACAAAGAAGATGCAATCAATCATCGCAACAGTATTAATAATTTACAAGAACAGTTAGCTGCTAAGAGAGCAGAAATAGATCCATATGCTGAACAGATTACAGAAATGGAAACACAAGCACTAGAAGAAGTCAACTATGATTCAATTAACGAGTTATCTAACGTTAAAGAACATCAAGACTTCTTGCTCAAACTGTTAACTAACAAAGATAGCTTTATACGTAAACGTATTATTGATCAGAACCTAAGTTACTTGAATGCTAGACTGGGGCAATACCTAGATAGAATTGGCTTGCCACATACTGTAAAATTTCAAAACGACTTAACAGTCAGCATTGAAGAACTAGGACGCGAACTAGATTTTGATAACTTATCTCGCGGTGAGCGTAACAGACTTATCCTAAGTTTGAGCTGGGCGTTCCGTGATGTTTGGGAAAGTCAAAATCAACAAATCAACTTGTTGTTTATAGACGAAGTTATTGACACTGGCATGGACAGTTCAGGTGTAGAAAACAGTCTAGCTATTCTTAAAAAAATGGCACGTGAAGGCAATCGCTCAGTTTGGCTAGTATCACACAAAGATGAGTTAGCAGGGCGTGTAAACAATGTACTCAGTGTCGTTAAGGAAAATGGGTTTACTAGTTACAATACTGATGTGGATATCACATGAAGATTGCTATAACCGGGCATACCAGGGGATTAGGATTAGCATGTGCTAATTTATTTTCTAGTTTAGGGCATACTATAATTGGACTGAGTCGCAGTAACGGATACGATATTTCCAACACTAGTTACATTATTGATTCTATTAGGGATTGCGATGTGTTTATTAATAATGCATATCATGACAAGAATCAATCTATATTGCTTAATAGCTTATTCTTATATTGGGCCGAATCAAATAAAATTATAATTAATATAGGAAGTACGGTAACTGTATACCCAAGAACTGAAAGAGAACGCGATCATGAACCATGGGACTATCGAGACGATAAACAACATTTAGAACGAGTATTTAGATATCTTTCAAAACTTCCACATACTTGTCAATTAAAATTGATATCTCCGGGTGCAATTAATACTAAAATGATCGAACATTTAACTTGTACGAAGATGCCAGCAGAAGATGTGGCACAAATCATATATGATACAATGTCTAATAGATTAATCAAAGAGTTAACATTATATGAATAATCCTTATAACTTTCAATTCTATCATTGGCATATTGAAGTTAGTGGCAAATGTACACTAAAGTGTCCGCGCTGCCCACGAACAGAAGCTACTCCTGTACCTTGGCTGAATAAAGAGTTGTCATTGGATTTTTTTAAACGTACACTTACTGTAGACCTATTACAAAATGAAGTTAAACGTATTACATTCTGCGGAGATATTGGAGATCCAATATATGCTAGCGAGTTTATAGAGATTGTAGAATATATTAAATCAGTAAATCCTTGTATTCATATTTTTACTATTACTAATGGCAGCTATCGCAAAGCCGAGTGGTGGCGTCGTTTTGCTGCAGCAAGTAACGAATACGATACAGTTAATTTTAGTGTAGACGGATATGATGATGCTAGTAATAATTTGTATAGAGTAAACAGCAACTGGGATTCAATCATGCTGGGTATGCAAATAATGTCTCAAGAAAGCTCAGCGTATGTAAATTGGGCCACTATTGTATTTGCATTTAATCAAGATCATTTAGATACAATTAGAAAGTTAGCCACTACGATTGGCTGCGATGGATTACAATTAACTTATAGTACTAAGTTTGGTAGCAAGTACGAAAATTACGGAAAGGACGATCCTTTTGAGCCAAGGCCAGAGTTCATTAGTAAAACACATCGTTACGAAAGATATTTTGAAAACTTATCAGGTAGAGAATTAAACAATCAAAAGTACCTCGAACATAATAAACAACGATATCTAGCAGTAGAAGCACAAAATAATTCCGTGGTTACACCTATGTGTTTAATAGGAAATCGTGGTCTATATGTTAGCGCCGACGGTGTTTTACACCCTTGTTCGTGGGTAAGTTTTCCTTACACTAGTCTAAGTACCAATCGTAAAACAATTTACTTTAAAGATAGTTTTCATCAACAGTACAGAAGTCAAGTAAATTTAAACACAAGAACGTTAGAAGAAATTATTACAGATCCAATTTGGGATAAATTATTTCCTACTTTTAATAGTCCAGAACGTGCCTGGGTAGAATGCGAACAAAAGTGCGGCAAAGAGTTAGTTGACGAAGAATACGCAGTTGGTTGGTATACAAATTAGATACGAAAATATACAAAGTATACAACAAAGGCATAATTAATGCTGTATGTCATGGCTATTTGAGAACAACCAAGTTGAAATTTTACCCGAAGATTGTGTGGGATTTGTGTATTTGATAACAAATACTGTATCTGGGCGTAAATATATAGGCAAAAAATTAGCCAAGTTTGCTAAAACCAGCTACAAAGTAGTTAAACTCAAAAACGGCACCAAAAAGAAAAAGAAGATCAGAAGCAAAATTGATTCTGATTGGCAAACATATTATGGCTCAAACGACGAATTAAACAAAGACATACAGACACTAGGTCCAGACCAGTTTACTAGAGAAATACTCTTTTATTGTAAATCAAAAGCAGAATGTAGTTACGTAGAAGCAAGAGAACAATTCCGACACAAAGTCTTAGAATCAGACGCATACTACAACGGACAAATCAGCGTTCGTGTCCATGGCTCCCACATCAAAGGTAAAGTATGACTAAACTTATTTGGGATCGGCGAAATCAGTCCAGTACACTAAACTCAGAGTACTGGACTAATCCAAAAACAGGATTTGACAAGGAATGGCATGAGCAGCAAAAATCTAAAAATGTCAAACTGGAAAAAGAAAAACAGTTTTTGGGTATACATGCAGATCACGAATTGGAAAGCATCCACCTCCACTCAGGTCCTCACTCAGGCAAACTAATTTGTAAAACTTGTAATAATAAATTCCTTAAATGGCTTCCAAAAGAAGCACTTTAATTTTAACTAACACATAAGGTTAGCGGGCCAGTTTATAATGCCGCTGTGGAAAAACCGGTGTAAGAACCCGGACACGTAACATATTGAGGCACTCCCGTCAGTAAATCTGACTATCCTGAAAAATTGGAAGTGAGTCTGAGAGCAGAACCCTAAGCTCAACGCATTGATATAGTATGAATGTTAGCATACGAAAAACCGTGCTGTGAAAACTTAAACACTAGGAACGAGGTTTAAGGCGCTGTTAAAGCGTGTCAACGTAGGTTGGGAAAGGTTAGAGCCCATCAGCATAACGGTAAAAATACCTACTTCCAAAAGTCTTGGCCGGTGATACTCACATGAAGACGATGACGGAACCTTTAACAGGTTCCGTCTGACCAGATCTATCTACATGAATACATATAACTGCTTTAAGAAAAGTGCATGAGCGCAAGCGAAATGCAGATGTCGTAGACATCTTAGAAGAATGGCATTCCTGATTTCTTAGCTGTTTCTAAATTGTCTTTAACAATTTTATTAATGATTTCTCTATCTGTTTGACTTAGATACATGGCTTCATCGTAGCTTAGACTTCCTCGCATGTACCAGGCTAGTCTGAGTGCTTCTTCTTTTAAGGCTTTTGACTGTGATTCTAGTTGATTAACATACGCAACTATATCCTCATTGGACATAGCCAAAAGCCTTATACGAAAAAATTTGCTTGATCAAACGTTAGTTCTTGAGAATATGTTTTTTCGCAGGCTGCACACTGGGACTTTACCGGTTTAATTTTGACCTCATTGGCATACCGATCAACTGTTTCTTTGATTTCTGCAAACACTTTCCTGTCGCAGTTCATAACAAACTCTTTGATATGATTCTTGTCTGTCACAGTGGTACCATTGGTAGCAATAGATTGTATGTTATTGACAATATTGCTAACATTCATGTTGGTTAATTTTGGAAAAATAGTATTGAACTGTTCGACCTTTTGTTCGTCGGTTAATGCGCTATCATTGATCGCCATGATTAGCTTTTGTTGCTCGTAGCCAATCAAGTTGGCATCATTGTAATTTTTAAAAGTTTGTGGTTTAAATTCAAATACAAGATCGTCAATTTTGACTGAGTCATATGCAGGTGCACGAATATCATCTAGTAGTTCTATCAACTCTACTGTATGCTTGTTTTCTTCCCCGCAGTGCGGGCAAACAGAATTGATATCCATGTTTGATCCATAACTGGCAATTCTAATAGAAATAAAGAGAGCATCAAGATCAGTAGATGGAATATCCCACGCATTTGTGATACACGGGCAACAGCTCTGTATCACATCAACAATACCTTGCCCGTTCATTAGGGCATCCGGAGTCTTGATAGTAATTTCATCTTTGATAGTCATCGGGTAAATTGGTAATTCTCCGGATTCTGGTAAATCTAAGGATTTTGGGTTCCAAAATCTACCTCCAGTTGGTAAACGTAGATAGATTGCAGGTTGTCTAAAATGCTTCTGAAGAGGGTTGTTGGAATTTACTGCCATATTTGATCCTATAAATAGTAATTGATAGCAGTATTTATTTGGAAAAACCCTATGGCAATCTCTTTTACAGTTGGTGGCGAAACAGTTCATGTTGATGGTGCAGCATCTGAGCGAACGTTGCAAGAGCTAGTTAATGCTATAAATCAGAGCAATCGCAAGCAAGAACGTAGTGCAACACAGGCAGCAGCAGATCTTAAAGGTATAGGGCAGTCGGCTAGTATTGCAGGTCAATCCATGCAAAGAACTGCTGTATCAGCACAAAAAAGTGATTCTGCTATATCAAGCCTTGCTGCAGGTATTGGCGACACCGTATCAACGGTTGTTAGTTCGTTTCAACAAACTTCATCAACTGTGGGGGAATTTGCCAACAGTTTACTATCAACATCAGCACAGATAAGCCAAGAATGGACCAGAGCATTTGTAAGTCTTAGCCGCGGTGGTATAGATCCAATTGTTCTTTCAACTAGTACACTTAAAGCTGGCCTAGATTTAGCCGGTGGTACTCTGAGCAAGCTTGGTGGAATGATTCCAGGTGTGCCTGGCAAGGTATTGAGTGGGTTTACTACGCTACTAACATCGCTTGGTAAAGGTGCCGTGGATATACTGTCAACCCAGCTGATAGAATCTGCACAGGCCATGGCACGCTATAATAAAATGGGTGCAATCTTTTCTGAAGGGCTTGGGGAGATGCGAGTCAACACAGGCAAAACTGGATTGACTTTTGAACAGTTTTCTCGTGTGGTTGAAGAAAGTAGAGACAACATCAAAGCATTTGGTGGTACACTGAGTGATGGTATAACACGCTTGGCCGATGTGTCCAATGCAATGAGCATGTCTGTTGACAGCAGCGGAAAAACAGTGAGGCATGCACTGTTAAATTTAGGGTACAGTGTCGAAGATCAAAACAAACTGGCAGCAAGTTATCTAGCGCAGCAACGTGCTGTAGTAGGAATTGATCGTGTTAGGGCAATGTCCAGCAAAGATGTCGCTGATGCCACTCTTAAATATGCTACGGATTTAAAGGTACTTCAAGAATTAACAGGTAAAGATGCCAAGGCTATCGCAGATAAAGCAGCCAAGGATACCATGCGAGCATCATTGATGGCCAAACTGGATGAAAATCAAAAGAAAGCTCTTATAGCAGCCAATCAAGGCATAGCACAATTGGGTCCAGAAGCCGGGCAAACCATGCAAAGTGCGTTAACCCGTTATCTAACCACTGGCACATTTGACCCTGCAGTGGCCATGAGTGACGAAATGCGTGAGTACATAGTAAAAATAGGCGAAGGTGTCAAGTCAGGATCAAATGACATGCAAGACACCACAACGAAAGCCAATGAAGCGTTAAAGACACAACTAGAAAATCAGGCCAAATTGGGAACTGGTCTGGCGTCAACCACTGACACTATATTGACCGCAGGTGGGCAACTGACAGGAGCAGTTCAAACATACACCAGTACAGTTAATAGCATTTTAGCAAATACAAACATCACAGCTGGCGCAACCGAACGAACTCGTGAAAGTGCAGATAAACTCAAAAATACCACAGATGTACTAACAAACAGTACTTCTGACATGACCGAAGCATCAGCACGCATGACCAAGGCCTTGAACACTGTTAGCACTGAAACATTGCCAAAGGTGGTACCAGCAGTGACATCATTAGTAACTGGGGTGAGTAATGCAGCAGCCAGTTTTGAACAAGTTGCACGTGGTGACAGCACCATGAAAGAAGCTGCTTTATCAGTTAAAAAACAACTGGTTGATGGATTTGATGGGATATTAAAAGGTATAAAACAAAAAGTAGATGAATGGATGCCTGCTAAGTCTGGTAAGGAACCCAGCAGAGACACAGGTACCTTGGGCATGACCGGTAGATTATTTGAAGCAAATGACTTTTACGGAAAAATAGCCAAAGGAGAAACTGTACTAACTCCAGGACAACTTGAAAATCTTGTCAGTGGAGTAAGTGGTGCTACTATGGGCGATGCAGTTTCTCAGCCGACTAATTCAATGCAAGATGGGCTAGTATCGTTAATATCCACAATGCAAGCAGCACAGCAAAAAACACAATCTGAAAACAAAAAAACGGACACCACTGAATCATTACCGTTGGTGATATCAGACGCATTAAACACAATCTTTGAAGGACCAAACGGATTTGCCAGCGTAATGAATTCGGTTAAAACTCAATTATCGGACGACAGTAATAAGCAACTTGGTGCAATGCAAGAACAAATATCAAAGTTAAACGACCTTGTTAGTGCTATGCAAGATAACGTTAGAGCTAGTGAAAATATAGCTAACGTACTAGGCTAACACGGTAAATATAGCATACTGAGGTCTTAACTATGGCGTGGAAGAAGTATTTTAAAAGCAGCAATTTACCGAGTAATATTAGCCCTTTAGGCGGCGGAAGGCTAGCCGATCCTGGCTATCGCAACTACCAAAGTAACTTGCCGGAATTGTATATTGGACATCCAAATCGTACCGAACGATACAATCAGTACGAGCAAATGGACATGGATTCGGAAATCAATGCAGCACTGGATATACTGTCCGAGTTTATGACTCAAAAGAACGAAGCCAATCATACTGCATTTGATATTCGTTTCAAAGACAAACCCACAGATAACGAAGTTAAAATTATCAAAGAGCAACTGCAGCAATGGGTTGCACTAAACGAATTTAATAAACGTATCTTCAAGATTATCCGTAACACTATCAAGTATGGCGATCAGGTATTTGTACGCGATCCAGAAACCTTTAAACTATTCTGGGTAGAGATGAGTAAAGTAGTCAAGGTTATTGTTAATGAAGCAGAAGGCAAAAAGCCCGAGCAGTATATTCTTAAAGAAATAAACCCAAACTTTCAAAATTTGACAGTTACAGCAGTATCAACGTCGGACACGTATATTAACCACCCGCAAGTGGGCGGACCCAGTGGATCGTATGTACAACCTGCTACACCTTACAGCGGTGGTAGCCGTTTTACACATGCTCAAAACGAAAGTGCAATCAACGCAGAACATATTATGCACATCAGTTTAACAGAGGGTTTAGATGTATATTGGCCCTTTGGTAACAGTGTATTAGAGAACGTTTTCAAGGTTTTTAAGCAAAAAGAACTGCTAGAAGATAGTATCATTATATACCGTGTGCAACGTGCTCCGGAGCGTAGAGTATTCAAAATTGATGTAGGTAACATGCCAAGTCACATGGCCATGGCCTTTGTTGAGCGTATCAAAAACGAAATACATCAGCGTAGAATTCCTACACAAACTGGCGGCGGCGCTAACATGATGGATGCTACATATAATCCATTAAGCATTAACGAAGACTACTTCTTCCCGGTAACAGCCGATCAACGTGGTAGTACTGTAGATGTGCTACCTGGTGGACAAAACCTAGGCGAAATCACTGATTTAAAGTTCTTTACTAACAAATTATTCCGCGGTTTACGCATTCCTAGTAGCTATTTGCCTACCGGGGTAGATGACGGTACACAAGCAGTAACAGACGGCAGAGTAGGTACAGCTCTTATACAAGAATGGCGTTTTAACCAGTATTGTAAGCGTTTACAGAGCATGATTGTGGACAAATTGGATCAAGAATTCAAGTTGTTTATGCGTTGGCGTGGTGTTAACATTGACGGACAACTGTTTGATTTGACATTCGAAGAGCCACAAAACTTTGCACAATATCGTCAAGCAGACATTGACAGTGCTAGAATCGCCACATTTGCACAGCTAGAAGCATATCCTTACCTAAGCAAGCGTTGGTTAATGAAACGCTATCTAGGATTGAGTGAACAAGAAATGAGCGAAAACGAAACAATGTGGGCCGAAGAGCAAGGTGACGTTGAACAAGCCCCGGCTGAAGATCCATCGTTGCGTTCTGTTGGTATTAGCCCGGGTGGTATTGCTGGTGACTTAGAAAATGTAGCTCCACCGCCCGAAGGTGGGGAACTGGGTGCAGGTGACATGACAGGTATGAGCCCAATGGGTGGCCCACAACCCGGAGCAGCGGCCGGAGCTGCACAAGCTCCGATGTCGGCTCCAATGACGGGTTAATTGTATTTTTTGAGTAAATAATATTATGGTACTAAACGAAATATACGATCTACCCAAGCCAGGATACAGCTCATCTGCAGATGATCAAACCCCAATGAAGCTGAGTGACCTGCGTAAAACACGATTGACTCTTGCTGATCTCAATCGTTTACGTATGGCAAACGATGTACGTAAAGTAGAACACGAAAATAAACTAGAACAGATCACCAAACAATACAAGCCTCCTGCAGCCGCTCCTGCGGTATAGTCCGTCAAAATCTCGTAAAAAACCCCCATTTAACCCCGTAATCTACACAGTTTAGTAAATAGATTACAAGCCATATATTTTAAGGAGTTCCTAATGAACAAATATGAACAGCTAATTGAACACATTATAAACGATGACGAAGCCAAAGCTCGAGCATTGTTTCATCAAATCGTGGTTGAAAAATCACGTGACATATACGAGTCCTTGATGGACGAAGAATATGCCGAAGAAGATATTCACAGTGGTAATCCAGTTGATCGCATGATGGACGAAATCACAGGCGATGAAACTTACCAAGCTGAAGATGAAGAATTTGATCTAGACCATGAAGAAGATGACGGCGACTTTGGCGGCGATCTACCAGCTGACGACATGGGCATGGACCATATGGGCGACGAACAAGATCTAGAATCCAAAGTTATGGATCTTGAGTCTGAACTAGAAGCTCTCAAAGCTGAATTTGAACAGCTGATGGGCGACGAAGAGCATGAGCCAGAGCATCATGACGGTGAAGAAGATCCCGACTTCGGCGACGAAGAAGACATGGGCGACGAAGACGAAAGCAACGACGAAATGATGGAAGCATCAATGAACGACGATGATGATGATGACGACGACGATGATGACGATGACATGACTGAGTCGGTTCAGCGTAGAGCCTATCCTAAAACTGCAGTTGACTTGATGCGTGAATACGTAGAGAAAGTTGCTGCTCCTGGTAACACAGAGTTCAGCCCAGTTGGTACTGGTACAGGCGGCGATAAAGCAGCTGGCAACACCAAGAACCCACTAGCAGGCAAGAACGACATGGGTGGTACAACACAAAACATCGCTCGAGGCGGTCAAGGTGCTGATGCTAATCCAGACGGAACAAGCTCAAAGTTCAAAGCAGACGGCAAGCTGGTCAAGAACCCACAGGAAATTGATGTTGCTAAACGCAATGTCAACAAGCCAGGCGGCAACAAAGGTGCTCAAGACTGGTACAATACCAAAGCTGCTGCTAAAAAAGGCGAAGGGCAAACAACCGACGGATCAGTGCCTACAAACAAGCGTAGCATTGAAGGCGGCGGTAATTAATTAGGGCAATAATATGGCTTTGTACCTAAAAGAGAATCTTACTTTTGATCGGGCACAGATGGAAGTCCTTACCGAGGACTCCACAACCGGTTCAGGTAAGAATCTATATATGAAAGGGATATTCATCGAGGGCGGCGTGAAGAATGCTAACCAACGTGTTTATCCTGTTTCTGAAATAACAAAAGCCGTTAGCCAAATCAACGATCAAATCAAGGAAGGCCACAGTGTCCTTGGCGAAGTTGATCACCCTGATGACTTAAAGATTAATTTGGATCGTGTGTCACATATGATTGAAGGTATGTGGATGGACGGTCCTTGTGGACATGGTAAACTAAAGATTCTACCAACGCCAATGGGTAAGCTTGTTGAGGCAATGATTACTAGTGGTGTCAAGTTGGGTGTTAGTAGCCGTGGAAGCGGAGAAGTAAACGAAAGTACCGGACATGTCAGCGGTTTTGATATTATTACCGTTGATATAGTAGCACAACCCAGTGCCCCTCATGCATATCCAAAAGCGATTTACGAAGGACTTATGAATATGCGCCATGGACACCGTGTTTTAGATGTAGCTCGTGATGCTACACAAGATCAAAAAGTACAGAAGTACCTGAGAGAAGGCATAACTCGCCTTATCAATGACCTTAAGTTAAAATAGGAGAAACCTGATGTTAGATGCTATCAAACCATTGTTAGATAGTGGCATTATTAACGAAGACACTCAACAAGCAATCACAGAAGCTTGGGAAGCTAGACTTTCTGAAGCCAAAGAGACTGTTCGTGCAGAACTTCGCGAAGAATTTGCCCAACGCTATCAACATGACAAGCAAGTGATGGTTGAAGCTCTAGACAAAATGGTAACTGAATCTCTACAAAGTGAACTTGAAGAGTTTGCTGCGGAGAAACAGGCTCTAGCAGAAGATCGTGTGAAATTTAAAACTCACATGACAGAGAGTGCTGAGAAATTCAACAATTTCTTGGTTGGGAAACTGGCCGATGAAATTAGAGAATTGCGTGAAGATCGCAAACAATACGAGAACAGCATTGCTGGTCTAGAAAAGTTTGTTATCAAACAATTGGCAGAAGAAATTCAAGAGTTTGAACAAGACAAGCAGGCAGTGGTTGAGACAAAAGTTCGTCTCGTTGCTGGTGCTAAAGAAAAACTTGCCGAACTACAGAAGAACTTCATTGCTCGTTCTGCTGAACTAGTTAAAGAATCAATTACCAGAAAACTAGAGTCGGAAATGACTCAACTCAAAGAAGATATCCACCTGGCACGTGAAAACATGTTTGGTCGTCAAATCTTTGAAGCCTTTGCAAGCGAATTCGCTGTTACTCATTTAAACGAGAACAAAGAAATCCGTAAGCTGCAGGCTGTTGTTGCTGCCAAAGAGCGAGCATTAGCGGAAGCTAAAGCTCAAGCTGAACAGGCATCGATGATTGTTGAATCAAAAGACAAAGAGATTAGAATCATTAAAGAATCAACAGAGCGTAAAGAAACAATTGACGCTTTATTGAAATCTTTAAACAAGGAGAAAGCTGCAGTAATGAGCGAACTTCTTGAAAGTGTGCAAACTGCTAAATTGCAGAATGCATTTGAAAAGTATCTTCCAGCTGTTCTGAACAATACAGCCAAATCTGCTGCACAGCCTAAAACCGTGCTATCAGAAAGCCGTACAGAAGTAACCGGAGATAAGACTGCTAAGACTAGCGTTGAAGCTACAGACAGTATGAATACTGTTGTTGAGTTTAAACGTTTAGCAGGGCTAAAGTAAACCCTAAATAGGAGAAAAGGAAAATTATGTCACAAGCACTACTAGAAAGCCGTTGGGGCGAAACTAAAGACGCTCTGCTCGAAGGCTTAAATGGTTCAAAGAGAACCACAATGGGTGTAATTCTTGAAAACACCCGCAAGCACTTGATGGAATCTGCAACTGCAGGCGCCACTGCTGCTTCAAACGTTGCAACACTAAACCGCGTAATTCTACCAGTTATTCGTCGTGTTATGCCAACAGTTATTGCAAACGAAATCGTTGGTGTTCAGCCAATGACAGGTCCAGTAGCTCAGATTCATACACTACGTGTACGTTACGCTGACAACACCACTGACTCAGCTAGCCCATACGCTACTGGCACTACAGCTGGTGATGAAGCACTATCACCATTCAAGATTGCTGTTGCTTACTCCGGTCTAACCAATGGTGGCACTGCTACTAACGGTCGTGCCGCAAGCACAAGCACACTTGAAGGTGTAACTGGTAACAGAATCAACGTTCAGATCTTGAAACAAGTTGTTGAAGCTAAGACACGTAAACTAAGCGCACGTTGGACATTTGAGGCAGCTCAAGATGCTCAAGCTATGCACGGTTTAGATATTGAAGCTGAAATCATGGCAGCATTGGCTCAAGAGATCACTGTTGAGATTGACCAAGAAATCCTAGGTTCATTGCGTAGCCTAGCAGCAACTGAGTTCACATTTGATCAAGCTGCTGTTAGTGGTACTGCAACATTCGTTGGTGACGAGCACGCTGCACTAGCTGTTCTAATCAATCGTACTGCAAACCTAATCGCTTCACGTACACGTCGTGGCGCTGGTAACTGGGCAGTTGTTAGTCCAGCAGCACTAACCGTTCTACAAAGCGCAACAACTTCAGCATTTGCTCGTACAACAGAAGGTACATTTGAAGCTCCTACAAACACCAAGTTTGTTGGTACATTGAATGGCGCTATGCGTATCTATGTTGACAGCTATGCAAATGACAGCCAGTCAGTATTAGTTGGTTATAAGGGTTCAAGCGAGGCTGATGCAGCCGCGTTCTACTGCCCATATATTCCTCTAATGAGTTCTGGTGTTGTTCTAGACCCAGCAACATTTGAACCAGTAGTTGGTTTCATGACAAGATATGGCTACATAGAATTGACAAACACCGCAAGTTCGTTCGGAAATGCCGCCGATTACCTAGGTGAAATAGCCGTATCCAACCTTAGCTTTCAGTAATTTAACATTTCAATTGTTAATTATAACAAAGCAAACAAAAACCCACTTCGGTGGGTTTTTTGTTGACTATTTTTGTGCAGTATTGTAATATTAAATTACTCACTGTATAAATAAAATTATGAACAAATACACCTATTGGTACAACGTCATAATAGAAAATGCCCATAATAGAACGATAACAGGGTACAAAGAAAGTCATCATATACTTCCCCAAAGTCTTGGAGGATCAGACCACAAGGATAATTTAGTTGATCTTACTGCTAGAGAACATTTTATTTGTCATTGGCTACTTGTAAAAATGCATACCGGAGAATCAAAAGCAAAAATGGTGTATGCATTGAACGGAATGAAAAGAACTAATAAAGAACAAGAAAGATATGAAACTGCTATTACCAGTAGAGTATATGCTAAATTAAAAGAAGAATTTAGTAAAATTCACTCTAAATATATGAAAGGCCGCGTGCCAAGTAATAAAGGAAAATCAATGAGTGAAGAACAAAAAGCCAAGATTAGAGCTACTAAGGCCGCTAATCCTACTAAAAGAAGCGCAGAGGCCATTGCTAAAACAGTTGCTAAACAAACTGGTCAAAAACGAAGTGCGGAAACAAAATTAAAAATGTCACAAGTCGCAAAAGGAAAACCTAAAGGTCCAATGAGTAAAGAAAATAAATTAAAAATTTCTATGGGTGCAAAAGGGGTAAAAAAATCTAAAGAATGCACTCAAAAAAAAGCAGAAACCCTTAAACGCCTGGCTGCAGAAGGAACGCATCACAGTATGGTTAAAGTAACTTGCCCACATTGTACAAAAGAAGTAACAAAATTAGTTTACGGCCGGCTACACGGACCCAAATGCCAAGCGAACCCAGATAAATAACACTAACCCGTCGGGATGGGAAGCATTAAAGCGCCGAAAGGCGCTTTTTTGTTGGGTACAACAATAAATACTACATTCAGTAACATGAATTCTCGGAGCAGACACTTCGGGTGGCCTAGAACGCTACAACATTAAGGAGAAAATAAATGTCAAGTAAATTAAAGATTAGTAAAACCCCCGTTGGTAATACAGGAACAGGTGCAACACGCACAGATAGATACACTGGTCCAAATCAAATTACCAGCAGTGGTGTAACAGGATATCCAGGCGGCGTTGGTGGCGTTTACACACAAGCCGGACCACAGATTCACGCACAAGTTGATATTGGAAACGGTGCAACCAATGGTAGTCTATTAACACAAAAAGGTGCACACAAGTTCTTGTGTACCGATGGCACTACAACAGTGACCGCAGGCCTATCACAAGATGCCAAAGGACGCAATGTAAGAATTTGTAAACTAGTTCCCAGCATGGTACCAGACGGTGGCGTTGTTAACGGTGTTGGCCAAGTCAGCGTTCCTGTTTATACAGCAGTTATTAGTGGTAATATTGCTGACACAATAGGCGCACAAACATCCAGCTACCTACGTTACGATATCGCTGGTGCCGTTGGCGGCGGCATCAAAGTTGGTGCAAACATAATGGGCGCGACCGGACAAAGTATCAGTGGTAACGTAGTTATTACAGCTATCAATGCAACTGTTGGTGGTCGTGGTAATGTTACTATTGCATTTAGTAGCCAAGACGGCGATGCTCCAACAGGTGATTATACACTACAAGTTGGTTTCTTTGCCAGTCGTGTTAGCAATCGTTGGGTTTCGGACTTTGCTGGTAACAAGTATCGTTATTGGAGTCAATCGCCCACAACCGGTAACCCGTACGCAACAGACGCAGCAGCAGGCTTTACCGGATTTGTACAGATCCCTGACGCAAGTTAATATCAATTGTGTTAAACAAAAAACCCGCTTTGGCGGGTTTTTTATTGTCTATTTAAAAATGAGTTCCATACTTGCATATAAAATTTGTGTTCTTCCGCAGGCCATTGATTTATATAAGTTTGATGCACTTCATTGGATCGCCAACTTATATTAGCAACTTCAAGTTGATTGTCAATCCAGGCATCGCCGCAGGCTATTGCTTCTTGGACGCTATTATTATGTAAATCTTTGATCCGCAAATATCTTTCCAATGTTTCCAAATTAGTAGTAGACAATAACCACGATTCTAGCTCCTGATCAGTATTTGGGGTCATTTTTATTTGGAATTGTTTTTGAAATTCAGACATTTTGGGCTTGCTAAAGTAGATATTTATAGTTGCTTTTTTGAAATCAGCAAACTTTGTATACGCATAAATACACTGAACGAGGATATCCCCAATGGCCGCTGTAAAACGAATAAACTCAGATTATACTATAACCAACAAAGATACCTGGCTAGCCAATGTAACTGTAGCTACCCATACCATGTTTGTTAACGGTAACTTGTTAGTGGGCGGAAATACCACACAGGTTACCAAAACGGACCTATTTGTAACTGACAATCTAGTCACAATTAATAAAGGCGAAACCGGAGCAGGAGTAACTTTAGGTAGAGCCGGTATCGAAGTTGATCGTGGTAGCCTAGCAAATGTCCAATTAATTTACAATGAAAGTGTAGATAAATGGCAGATAACCAATGATGGTATCACCTATTTAAGTATTGTTTCAAGTTCAACTGGACTAACTGCAGTACGTGACGACCCAGCTCCGCAGCTGGGTGCCAATTTGGATACACTAGCAACAAGTATTTTCAGCTCCAATGTTCCCTATGTGCGATTTAACGACAACATCGCTATTTCAAACACTACGGTTCAACCCATTGGAATATCTAGCAATAACATAATTTTTGCACAATCTCCCATGGGTGGAGGGTCAGGGTTATATGTCACAAATACCACAGTTGGCAGCCAAGAATTAGCAACACAGCAACGCAACATTGCGTACAGTATTATTTTTTCATAACAGGATTCACGATGTCAGTACAAAATACAGCACTAACTACAACGGCTCAAGCTGTTTACACCAGCACAGGTAACACTGTAGTTTCCACAATGCATATTCCAAACTACACAGGTACACCCATTACCTGCAATGTATGGGTAGTGGCCAGCGGCGGAACTCCTTCGTTTACAAACATAATTTATGGTAATCTAACCATCACTGCCTACAACACCTTGGTAGTTGATAGAGAAAAATTTGTACTTGCCAATGGAGATAAGCTTTACGCCAACGTGAGTGCTGCATCAAGTGCCTCGGTCACTGTGACCTATACCGGATTCTAGACATGGCAAGATTTTTAAAAAATCCAGATTTATCTCCAGGAAGTCTAGCAGCCCGTTTGCCAGTGGTGCCCAGCAGTGCCTACGGCGATGTGCCTGCAGATGGCCTAATTAGATTCAATACCAGCAACAACAAGATTGAAATGTTTTTTAACAGTGCCTGGAATCAAGTGGCCAAGATTGGCTCGGTAAGTGTTGTGGTTGACGAGTTGACCGGTGACGGTGTAACAACATCATTTACCATGAGCCAGAGCGAGCTTGATTCTGCAGCAGTGCTGGTATCCATTGGTGGAATTTATCAACGTCCCTCAACTAACTATACTATATCAGGAGCAACTATTACATTTACAAGCCCCCCGCCAGCGCCGGGAAGCTATCAAGACAAGATAGTTGTTGTTCATAATTTAAATAGCACAAATGCTGCATAAGGATACATAATGGCAATTGGAAAGATCAGTGGGTCAATGCTGAACAACAACCTTGAACGTCAAGGTGTTGATCTAGCGTTTCAATCTAATTTATTATACCTGGATGTTAACAATCTACGTGTAGGTGTAATAAATTCCAGCCCTCAGTACGCCTTTGACAGCTCGGGAAATGTAAAATTGGCCAAGATCATAATTCTTGGTAACACTATAACTAGTAATACCGGAGTGGTCAACTTTGGCAGCAATGCAAATATCACTGTCACCGGTGGTGCAAACAAATCAATTTTAAATACTGACGGTAACGGTAATTTAAAATGGTCATCCTTGAGCGAGCTGGCTTCAATCATTGACACCGTTTTTATTGCAAATCTATCAACCGGTAATGCAGTTATATCTGGTGGATACATATCCGCTTTATCAAATATCACTGTGACCACTGGCAACGTTGGTTCTTGGTATGCTGCCGCATTGAACAGTTCGGCAGCCAACATAAGTGGTCCATTATATGCCACTAGCATTAACACAGCCAATGCAGTGGTCACAGGCGGCTACATCAATGGCCTGGCCAATCTAACAGCAACAACCGCACAAACAACCAATCTATCAACCGGTAATGCTGTCATTACAGGCGGATACATTAACAATCTAGCAAATTTGACTGCGACAACAGCCCAAGCCACTAACCTATCATCCGGCAATGTAGTCGTTACGGGCGGTTATATAACTGGACTGGCCAATGCCAATGCTGCAGTTGGTACCTTCGCTACATTAAACGCATCCGCAGCGAACGTATCTGGACCGTTGTTTGCCACCAGTTTAAATACTGCCAATGCAGTTGTCAGTGGCGGGTATATCTATAATTTAGCTAACATTTCAGTTAGTACTGCTAACGTTATTACTGGCAATATCAATTCTCTTAATGCCACAACTGGCAATATTACCAACTTAACTGGTACCACTGTCAATGCGGCAGCAACAACCACAACCACATTAAACACAACAACGGCTAATATTACAACTGGTAATGTTAACACACTTAATACTACTACTGGTAACATTACTAACCTAACTGGTAGTACAGTCAATGTTGCAGAAACAACTACTACTAGAATCAATAGTACTGCAGCCAATATCACAACTGGCAATATTGATCAGTTAAACACAACAACAGCCAATATCACAACTGGCAACATTAATACATTAAACACTACTACTGGTAACATCACTAACCTAACTGGTAGTACAGTCAATGCGGCTGCCACAACCACAACCACATTAAACAGTACCACTGCCAATATCACAACTGGCAACATTAACACCCTAAACACAACAACTGGTAACATCACTAACCTAACTGGTAGTACAGTCAATGCGGCTGCCACAACCAGTACAGTATTGAACAGTACTGCAGCCAATATCACAACTGGCAACATTAATACATTAAACACTACTACTGGTAACATCACTAACCTAACTGGTAGTACTGTTAATGTAGCAGAAACAACCACAACTAGAATCAACAGTACAACGGCCAATATCGTCATTGGCAATGTCAATCAGCTGAACACTGCGACAGGTAACATTAGCAATTTGACAGGTAGTACTGTTAATGTTGCAGACACAACTACTACTAGAATCAACAGTACAACAGCCAATATCACAACTGGCAATGTCAATCAGCTGAACACTGCTACAGGTAACATTACTAACCTAGCTGGTTTAACAGTCAATGTTGCAGAAACAACTACTACCAGGTTAAACAGTACAACAGCCAATATCACAACTGGCAATGTCAATCAGCTGAACACTGCTACAGGTAACATTACCACCCTTGGTGTTAGCACTGCTACTATTACCACATTAAACAGTACATTTAGTAATATTACTACAGCCGAAGTCGTCACAGGTAATATTAATCAACAAAATACAGTAACAGGTAATATTACCAATCTTAGAGCAGATAACTTTAGTTCACCAAACGTCTTAATCACCAGTGGTACATTGGATAATGTTGAAATTACTGGGTCTGGTAATATTACACTTGGTGGTAATATTATTGCACGTTGGCTACGAGGTAATGTTGATGGTAGAATAGGAAACTTCTCACAGGTTGTTAATGCCGTAAGTTTAAATGCTGGTGGAAACTCCTATATTGCCACCAGTGGTGTACAGCTACAAAATGTCAGAGTTACCTCTAATACCATTACCAGCACATCTGGCAATTTAATTATTTCTGCTGATAAAACAGATGCCAATCATGTGGTTAGATTTGATTCTATCAGTGCTATTGGATTACCTATAGGCACGTACTTAGAGAGACCAGGCGACCCAGATCTTGGATATCTACGATACAACAGTGACATAGGAACTATTGAATGGTGGACTGGCTATAGTTGGGGAACTGCCACTAACACAATTACATCTGAGATTTTATATCCAGATGGGGTCAACAATGTACTTACACTGGGACAGATAGCAAGTACAGACGGTGTACTAGTTAACATTAACGGTACTATACAACAAGCCGGTGTCGCATATACCGTTAATCTTAATCAAATTACCTTTACAGAAGCCCCATTAGTAACAGACATCATTGAGATTCGTTATTTGGCGGCTGGTGTTGCTGCAGCAAACTATTATGGTGGTGATGTTGGCGGTAATGTACACATATTGGCTACTACTCAAAGTTCTAGCACCACCACTGGGGCCTTGATTGTTGATGGCGGAGTAGGTATAGCCAAAGATGTACATGTGGCAGGAACAATCTATGGTACTGTGGTTGGAACCATTAATGTTGCTGGTGGTATTAACGGTACCATTATTGGCAATACAAATCCTGCCAGCGGCGCATTTACTACCATAACAACCGCAGGTGATATATCAGCTGGCGGTAATATTGTGCCAACTGCCAACGTTGTATACACACTTGGCAACACTGACTACAGATTTAAAGAACTATGGTTAGCTGGTAGTACCATATATCTAGGTGCAGCAGTTATCAGCGAAGTCAATGGTGTAGTAAATTTACCAGCTGGTTCAACAGTGGGCGGAGTCACCGTTGATGATAGCCTAACTCAAATTAACTCATCCTTGGGCACATTGTATGCAAATGCTGCCACCCAGTCCACTGCCATTACCAATTTAATTGGTAATGCTGGAGCGCAAGCAACTAGTCTTAATTCTATTGCCGCAAATACTGGTGCATATTACACTTATGCCAATGCCAACATTGGCACATTGTACAACGGAAATGTAACCACCAATGCCAATTTAGGTGCATATCAAACATACGCCAATGCCAACATTGGCACATTGTACAACGGAAATGTGACCACCAATGCCAATCTTGGCGCATACCAAACATATGCCAATGCCAATGTAGTAGCCATACAATCCAATCTTGGCGCATACCAAACATATGCCAATGCCAATGTTGTGGCAATACAAGCCAACCTGGGTGCATTTTACAACTATGCTAACAGTAAAATTGGAACCAATACAAACAGCAACTTAGTCGTTGTTGCAACGACGAATTCAACATCAACTACAACAGGTGCACTGATCGTTGCAGGTGGTGCAGGTATTGCTGGAAACGTAACAGCGAATAATTTTAGTGTCTCAAGTTCTGGAATTGCCCCAAATACAGGAATATATCAGTCTGGGGTAAATGGAATACTAGGTTTTTCTGCTGGTACCTACAAAAGAATGAATCTCTACGGTCTCGGCGGACTGGGTATTGGTAACAATATAACCGCTGCATCACTTCTTGAGCTTAACATAACCAGTGTTCCTATTGGAATAGGCACGCCTACTGCAACAAATGGAATTGGTATCTATAACTCGGGTGGTACTTGGGCACCTGGTTACGGCATTGTTTCAAATGTAAATATAAATTCACTTAGGTCAACCACTATTGACCTTTATGATGGCACGGACACAGGTTCTGTTGCTACTGCCAGTACGTTATATATTGAAGGTGCACCAATTGGTTCATCCAATGGTGCTGGCACAGTAATTACGAATCCATATGCTTTATACATAGCATCTGGAGCAGCATATTTTGGTGGTAACTTAAAAACAATTGGTAACATTGTAGCAGCATCAACCGCACCCGCAACATCAACTACTACAGGTGCATTAGTTGTCAAAGGTGGTGCTGGTATTGCAGGTAACCTTGTTATTGCCACAACAGGTGATGTATCAGCCAATATTGGATTATTGTTTAATAGTAATATAAGCACACAAGCCAATCTTGGATTATTGTTTAATAGTAATATAAGCACACAAGCCAATCTTGGTGCATATCAAATTTGGTCTAATTCTAATGCAGCCAGTCAAGCCACAAGTATCAATGCTATAAATGCCAATATTGGTGCATATCAAACTTATGCCAACGCTAATATTGCAACCATACAGGCCAATCTAGGTGCATATCAAACTTATGCCAACGCTAATATTGCAACCATACAGGCCAATCTAGGTGCATATCAGACTTATGCCAATGCCAATGTTGTAGCAATACAAGCCAATCTAGGTGCATATCAGACGTGGGCTAACGCTAATGTCGCTGGATTGCAAACATCTATTAATAGTTTACAAACTGGCGCTAATACTAATACAGCAGCATATCTTTCAAAGACCATAACTGTTGGTAATATTACAGCTACGGGTACTACGGTATTGCAAGGTAATGTACAAATTACCGGCGAAGGTGAGTTTATTACCAACAACCTAATTGTGGGCGGAAACCTATTCATAAAAGGTAATACCACTACAATTGATTCTGTTAAAGTAACCACAAATGATTTGGCCTATATAGCTGCGGCTAATGCTGTCTCAGCAGCCGCAGCCGATGGCGCAGGATTAATTACACCATACGCAGCACTGACATTTAAAAACGCTACTACAAGTTGGCAGTCAAACGTATCCATCACTCCAAGTGCCAACGTAACACAAAATCTAGGCACTAGCTCAAATTACTGGGGTACTGTATTTGCTGGAAATTTGGTATCAAACTCTCATTTAGTTAGTGCCGCAACTGTATCAACATCAACATCAACCGGGGCATTGGTTGTTACAGGTGGCGTTGGTATTGGTGGTAATCTTTATGTTGGCGGATCTAGTGGAAATGCAGCGATATTGACTGGTAATGTTAACATCACTGGAAATATACTTCCTGCCGGAGCAAACATAACATATAATTTAGGTAGCACAACACAGTGGTGGAACACCTTCTACGGTGTTTCTACACAAGCCAAGTACGCCGACTTGGCAGAAAATTACGTTGCAGATGCAACGTATGCTCCAGGCACAGTCGTAGTATTTGGTGGCTCTGCAGAAATTACAGTGACCAACCAAGATCATGATCCAAGAATAGCTGGCGTGATATCCACAAATCCGGCGTATCTAATGAATGCTGCCATGGCCGGACTACCAGTTGCACTACAAGGTCGCGCTCCTTGTCTAGTACTTGGCCCTGTTGACCGAGGTGATTTATTGGTAAGTAGCGGTCTAGCGGGTGTAGCTCAAAAACTAGATAAATCCTGTTTTGAACACGGCTGTGTTATTGGAAAAAGCCTTGAAAACATCGCCTCCTCAGAAGTACAACTCATCGAAATCGTAGTTGGCCTCAGATAAAAAATCCGCAATAATCGTGCTGTAATGCCATACTTTCCTGTTTTGGCTAAATACTCATATTAGCTAATTTCATGAGGATTAAAAATGGCCGTTACTAGAATTAAGAATAATCAGATCACTGATAGCACAATTACATATCAAAAAATTGCAACTGGTACACTGACCGGTGCATTGTTTAATCCAGATTTAACAATCAATTCTAATATTAGTATTACCGGAAATTTGCAAGTTTCTGGCGATACTACCACAGTTAGTTCTATTAACACACTGGTCAATGACCCGTTATTGATCCTAAACAACGGATATACTGGTGTCCCTGCATACGATGTTGGTGTATTGATCAATCGTGCTCTGGGTTCATTGGGCACTATGGTGGCATGAATGCTGCCCTAGTATGGCGTGAAAGCG